AGTCCTGCCCTTTGCCATGCCGATTCGATTCCGGGCAAGGTGGCAGTTTTCATCATTGGTACGGTTGGGGCACAAATTAACCCTCGGCTATTTGGTACGGATAGGAATGGAATCGAAGCCATACCGAGCATGAAGGTTTTACCTACTCCCACGCCCGTTACCATGTGAACCTCCTTAGCCTCGGAATGATGGAGTAGATAATACGCTTGCTGTTGGGCTTCGTTTAGTTCGGTCATTCTATCGATTCAAGCCACGCCTCGACCGAACTGAAACGAGCGTATAAATTGCCCCGACCTTTGGACATCATTTCGGTTGATTCATCCAGTCTATTGTGGCGTGTTACAACTATCTGAACGGTATCGAAATGCTCCATCAATTCGGCTGTTTTTGTTTCCAGAACTTTATGCAATTGGATGGCTTCGGCTTCGGTCATTTTACCACCGGATGAAGGTATGCGGTTCTTGATTTTCAATCGTAAATCCGAGGTTGTTCAACTCAAATTCGGTGTTGTTTTTTAACTTGTAACTTAATACAAGTTCTGTCGCTCCGGTTTCTGCGACGCTGTGAATGTCTGCCAGAATCAATCCAAGTTCTTTTAGTTTGGATTTTTCGACTAATTCTCTTGCGAAATCTGCTGTAAATGTTTCCATGATTTTATTTGTTTAGTTTATCAATTGCTTCCTTGCTGATGTTTACGGTTATTTGGGGAGGTTGGTATGATTCGGCTTGATTGTTTGCTGGGTCTGCCTCCTGTGATAACTTACCGTATTTTTTCGGGTCAAGTCGTTCCATAAGCCACATTCTTGTTTCAACTCTTAATTTTGAACGGCTTGTAAATTCACGATTTTCAACTACGCCCTTGCTGGTTTCGATTGAATCACCACTGGAATCGTCTGCAATATCCAGTATGTTTTCACCCATTTTGTCGGCTTGAAGTCTCTTTGCCTGTGTATATTGTTCCGAAAATCTTTGGTTTTGGCTTAACCAAAGCATTATCGTTGATGGAACTGGCATCCAGTCTTTGTTTTCAGCGTAGAGTTTATGTATACCTTTTTCGCTTTCGGATATCAACTCGCATATCCGATTTGCAATGTGTTCGTTAAAATCGGTTGGTCTGCCTACTTTTTTTACCGCTTCGGGTGCGGTCAACCCTACTGGCTTAACTGGTTGTCTTTTTGCCATTTTGATTCAATTCTGAATTTCGCAAATATACGAAATTACTTTGATTCTTTCAACTCGTTCGCTTTGTTCTCGTACCAGATTGCCTTGGCTATATCTTGCTCGGCAGAATCTTTATAGCCAGCACGCATCCGATATTTGAAAGCATTTATTTCGCAAAAGTGAATGAGTTTTTCCGTTCCGTAAACTTTCAACATCATTTCAAAAGTTTCGATTGATTGTTTTTTGTAGTGGTTCATGGGGCAAAAGTAATCAATTTTAGGCTAAAAAATGGGGATAGATGGGGATGTTAAAGATGAGAATTTTTTCATCTTTATACACTAACTATTTGAAGTTCAGCCCTATTATAGATATAAATATAGATAGATTAAGATAATATCATTATATCTTTATACAGAAATTTTTTTTCCTGATTTCACAAAAAAAAATTCCCAATAGTTTCAAATTTTATTTTTTTCCCATCTATCCCCATCGGAAAGCAGTAAAGTGCTGTAAATCAAATATTTTGTGTATAAGGATGAAAATTAACTCATCTTTATACAAACCTATCATCTTAATTTTTCGTAAATTTGAAAATGGAACAAACCGAAGCAAAAATCCAGCAGGAAGCAATTATGAAAATTTGGAACGAAATGCCAGAAACCCGGCTCTGTTTGTTCCATGTTCCGAACGGAATGAATATAGATGCTCGGCAAGGGGCTAAATTTAAGGCACAAGGCGTTATCTCTGGTGTGCCCGACCTTGTATTCGTATGGGCAGGCAAAACGCATTACATCGAGGTTAAAACGCCAACAGGATATTTATCAAAAAATCAAAAAACCCTGCACGCAAAATGGAGCGAGCAGGGTGTTGATGTGAAAGTTTTTAGAAGTTCGGAGGAAATAGTAGATTTTATAGCGAAACTGGTCGCACAAAATAAACCTTTTTTGGGCTAAGCCCTGCTTGCCTTTCCATTGTAAATGGGTATTCAAGTCTTGAAAGTACCCGACCGATACCAACGGCAGTAATTTTGAGTTGTGTTTTTTGCTGAATAATCGATGCAATTTCGGAGGCAGTCATTGTAATGCATTCAGGCTCGTTTGGTTCTCCCGGATGAAATTTACTCGTTAAAAGTTCTGCATGAACATCTGGGCTGGTATTTTGCAAACTGACTGATTGAAGTATTTTATTTTCCTCCTTTGATAAAAATCCAGTCTGACCATCACTTGTGTAAAGGTGATAGGCTTCGATTAGTGCGTCCGTTTTGTCAATTGAGTAGTATGTTTCCAAGTCAATATCGGTGGCGTTAATCGGCACGATACGCCTGTTGCTGGAATCGCTTATGATGTCCGAATCATTTGAAGTTCCACAAAGCATGGCAAGGCGTTTAATATCCTCATGGTTGCGTCCGTATGCTCTCCGCATAGTTGTGTTAGACTGACTGGATTTAGCCTTAAGTAGTTTTGTATTGGTTGCCATTTTGCCACCCCATTCATCGTCGCATACAAGCCATTTCATACTCATTAGAATGTCATCGTCTTGACCATTTGATAGGTCGCTGATTGCAAAGTATTTATTAAGTTCCTTTGGGAGTAGTCGTTTCCAAAATTCAGTCTTTCCAGTTCCCATTTTCGTTCCGTAAATAATTGGAATGATTGGAGGCACTTCATCACCCAAAGCCGAACCGATTAATCCGAGGTAGAACTTGGTTAGAAAAAATTCCACATAGTTATGCATTACATCACCTGTGTCCATGTGTCCGTTATACCCTTTAATAGTGTCTGCCATTTTTGCAATTACACCATACGGGCGTCTGTGTTCGTTTGCCTCCAAAAATGAAATAAGAGGATTATATTGGGTCAGTTCGTTTGAGTTCAAATAACGGTCAATCACCTCCATTGAAGCCTTTGGATATGTTCGTTTTAGTTTAATAAATAGGCTATTTTGGTCGGCATCTGTAAAGACTTCACCGTTATTTTCCAAGCGATTAGTTACGGTGTTTCTGACTAATTTATAGTTTGCATTTACAAACGCTTCTACTACGACTATAATATTTTCCTTTTCGCCTGAACCGGATGCGTCCGATTCTGATAGTACCTGTTCAACTACTTGCTGAGCGTGATTTTGTTCAAGACCATGCAGGTTTGTAATTGTATAAACAAGGCTTTCTTTTGTCTGGGTTTTTTTACCCATTTTTGCCGTTTGAATAGCGAGTTTTGTTTTTTCGCTTCTAATATTTATTCCAGCCTGTTGACAATAGAATAAGAATGTTCCAATATTTACGCCGTTGCCTGTACTTTTCAGGCAGTTGGTATATTGCTTATCGCATTTTGAATGGTCATATTTTTCCGAGTATTGGCAAACGGTATGGAAGTAAGCCCTTCCAGCCTCTTGTTTGTATTCAGCCAAGGAAAAACCAATACGAAGGTATCTGTTATAATCTCCTTGAGTTAAATCGATACGGCGTGATTCAATTTGATTGAATATTTCGCTTAAGTCATTGTCTGGCAGTACGGCATGAGGCAGGTTTTTGGGCTGGTCTTTTTTCGGTACGGTTTTTTTGAATAGGGCTGATTTAGGATTGTGATAAATACCCGGGTCAAACGAAACAAATCTGGCTCGACTTACATCCCTGCACGAACGGTCAATACTTACCTGATATGTTTTAGCGTAATAATATTCAAGTCCTTCAAATAGTGCCTCATGTTGTGCTGGGTCAATCTTAACGAGTACAGCCAGACCATTTCCACGAACTGAACGAAAGCAGGCATAGGTGTACTGGTCATTCCAAAGTTGCTGAGCGGTTGATGTTAGTTCGTCTGAATTTAAGTTATCAATATCAATGCAAATGAATCCGGAATGGGATATCAGGCTTTTCCGGTTACGCTCACTGAAATGACCTGAGCATGTAACAAGTGGAAGTAATTTCTTTTGTTCTGGGTCTTGGCTTTCCCGAATTTTTAGAACTTGCTTTTCCCATCTACCTGAACGAATATCTGATATGAAAGCGTCAATCGTAGTGGTGTCCTTTGAGCGTACATCGGACACATTTTTGTATAGGCTAATTGTCATGCTCTTTTACCCCTCTGAATTTGTAATTGCCTGTAAACCCATCCCGGTTTATATCCTTTAATCTGAGCCAATTCTTTTAATTCGGCTTCATTCATTCTGCCCCATGGTTTACCTTTAAGGTGCTGAGGGATTAGTGTTTTTGTAATTTCAATCATTTCGCTTTCTTGTATAATATTTTGAGTTCGTTCTTTTTGTGGTCGTGCGTATCCGCAATTCGGGCAAATATTCTGATTAATTGGCATCATGGCTTCGCAGTTGTCGCATAGTCTAACGGAAAAAGCATCTTGTTTGTTTTTTTTCTTTTTACCAGTCAAACTCCATTCATGTTCATGACTATACCAGCCATGGGTGACTACATTATCTCCATGGTCAAGAATTACACAATCGGTTTTATTTTGATTTGGTCTTAGCCCCCTGCCTATCATTTGCAAATATAAGGCTAAACTCTTGGTTGCTCGGTTTAGGATGACACAGGACACATTAGGCACATCAAAGCCCTCGGTAAATAAAGCCACATTTGAAATACCTTGAATTAATCCTGCACGAAATTGGGAAATAGTAGTATTGCGTTCAGCCTCAGTTGACTCCCCATCTAAATGCTCGCAGGATATTCCGTTTTGCCTGAATAGTTCTGCGGTTTTTTTTGAGTGGGCTACATTTACGCAAAATATTATAAACTGCCGACCATTGG